AGCGCCTTCAGGGTCTCGTTTTCCTTCATAAGCGCCTGTATGCCGCTCACATGAAAAGATCCGTCAAAGACCGGCACACCCGTTACCCCGTTTGCGGCTTCAGGGTTGGGGGCTATTCCGTATTCAAGCAACTCGTCCGCGCTGAAGATCCGGGCGTAATCCTGATATCCCGCGTGGGTTCCGATGATCTCCAGCCCTGCATCTATCCCCTGAATAGCCCCGCGTTCGATATTTTCGCCCATAAGCGAGTAGACACCCATGGCCTGGTCGAGATTCTGCGCCGACTCGCGGGCGGTCATATCCTGCCGGTATCCCGGGAGACCCTGGACCGCGTCGGTCACAAACGACCCCCGCTGAAACTGCTGGTCGTGATACTGCACACTGGCAAGCACATCATTGATCCGGCTGCGCCGCTGCACCTCGCGCACGGCCTGCTGACCGCTGATCGTATCCTTTACCGCGTAGGTCTTGCCGGGCCATGACTCCACATCGGTCGGGTCCACCAGGGCATCTACATTGACCTCCGTGGGCGGGTTGACAAGCCACTGGAGGCGATCCTGCTGAAGACACATTGAGGTGTTTATGGCCTCCCACACACTCAAAACCCCTTCGAGAAGACCTCTGCCCCCGAATGCGAGAAGACCCGGCAGCGCTGAAAAAGAGATACCCGGCCATCTGAGCCGTTTATAGGGAACGCTTTTAGGTTTCTGGATGACACGGTTTCCGGCCACGGTATAGGTTGCCCTGGGCAGCAGAACCTCACCTTTGGGATCCAGGATGATCCCCCAGAACTCGGAGGTGAGTATCAATTTCCGGAACTTCGACCGCTCCCAGATCATATTCTTACGGGCCGAGATCGCATCTTTTGTCATAAAGGGATTCTGTGGGTCTTCGCCGTCCGTTTCCTTGGCCCGGGCCACGTCAAAATAGCGGCCCGACTTCTCGCCCTTGAGCAGTACAAAATAATCGAGCCATTCCTGGTGTATCCAGTAGATCCCCGATTGGCAGTCACGGGCCAGGGCATCCGGGTCGCGCTGTATCTTCCACGGTTCCACTAAGGCGAATTCCAGCCCCTTGCCGGGTACCCAGCGGGGGATCATCTCAAGACTGACGCCCACGGCCAGACCCATGGTCACGGCATCGGTGAACCGGATCACAAAATCGGAGTGGGTGCTGTTAAGATGTCTCTCCATGACCTTCTGGTGGAAATCGGCCGCCGTCTTATTGGTGGCGTTCTCCACACTCAGATAATTGGGGGAAAACGCCTTTTTGACTGCCGCGGCGCCGTACTGGACCGTCTGGAACGGTTTGGGCGCCACATACCGCGACTGCCAATCTTCCTTGTCCGCGTAAGACTCGGGCTCGTTTTCGTGATAAACATTCCAGCAATCGTTCTGGATCCTGCGTATCCGGGCCTGGGCCTTGACCGACTGCTGGATACAGTCGTTGCAATAGTCCACAAAATGCTGCTCGTTCTCGCCCGCATAGGCCCGGGCCGCCCCTTCCCGCTCCTTCAGCTCCTGGTCATCACGTACCTTGAACGGAGAAAGGGTATCCATCTCCCGTTTCCGGTTCAAAAGCTCAAATTGTGGATCCGCCATTTTTATCGGCATGGTTCAGTCTCCAAACCTACCTCTCGCAAAGATACAAAGTTTAAAAGATTTTCTCTCACAGAGGACACAGAGGACACAGAGAAAAGATTTATAAATAAAAGACTCTGTGATCTCTGCGGTCTCTGTGAGAGACTTTTTTTCCCTTCATTTATCATCGGAGTCTTCGCTTACCTCGGTTATTCGTTATTCGATTGTTCAGTCCGCATTCGGCACTGTGCGCGGTTTCGCCTGTATCTTCACCCGGGATAAAATCCCGGTGGTCCCCCCCACAGTCATCTCGGCAATCATCATACAGTCATACGCACTGCAAGCCCTGTTAATCTCGGCCAAACACTTCTCTTCCCTCATCTTGTCATCACCCACAATCATCTTCGGGCCACCCGCCGCCATAGCCGCATCCTGCATCGTCTTGAAATCCTTACTATTGTCCACACCCATCCTCCTCATTCCCTTCTTAATCGATCGTTTAGCCACCTGTTTCCTCCACCCCTTTCGATTGTTGATTGTTGATTGTTGATTGCTAAATCCGCGCGCCCAACGCATTCGGAAATATCCGGTCAAAATTCGCCTTGTACGGCCTGCTCACTCTCCCCGGCGCCCAGTCCTCACTCCTGGACTTACAGCCGGCATGGCAGCCCCGGGGATCCGGCTCGCCATTATGCCCCTCATCCGGAAAGGTCTCGGCCCCGCAGTCCTTACACTTAAAGATCTCATTCTTCTCACCCTCCTGATCATAGGGCCCCCCCTCCGTCATCTCCCAATACCTGTCGTACTTCCCCATTGCAGCCCTCCGGGCTGGTTATTAGTTATTAGTTATTAGTTATTCGTAAAAACTCTGTGATCTCTGTGTGCTCTGTGAGAGCCTTTTTTTCCCTTTGCGCCTTCGCCGTTCCTGCTGCGCCTTCGCCGGTGTCCCTGCTGCGAGAGACTTTTTCCCTAATCATCAATCCTACCCCACCGCTCTCATCCCAACCCTCGATCGGCCCCCGTAATTCCCTCCGCGATAAGACCGCGCCAACTTCGTCTTTTTCATCTTCTCTTCAAGACTGAGTCTTTTATTTTTCGGCAACTTGACATACGGAAATAGCACACTCACCATGTACGCAAACGCATCGCCCGGATGCGAAAACTTGTCCTTGACAGGCAGGGTACCCACGATGTTTCCGGAATTATCTTTTTTCCAGTGCCAGCCGCCGTTGAGGGCGCGGTGAAGCAGGTATGCCGACTTTGAAATAAAAATCCTGGGGGAGCCGTCTGTGGCAGACATGAGAAGTGAGGTTTTGAGTGGATCGATCCGCGATACCCATCGGGTGGGTCCCGGTTCAAAACGGGTCTTGAGCATACGCTCCACCCGTTTGGACGCCGACTCGATCCGGGTGGACTGGTCCGGGGTCCGCATGGTCAGATCGCCGATATCCCGCCAGTCAAAAATATTATTCTTGTACTTGGGGCTGTTGAGCAGGGGTTCGACCTTCTCCGCGATTAATTCCTTAACCCCGATATTATCGCCCGCACACACATCATGTATCCACAGCTTGCCTGGCGGTACAAACTGACCGATAACACAACAGGGGCTATGCCAACCGTCCCAGCCGCGTACACCGATACCGCCCCTGACCACCGGTAAAACCGTGTCTCTACTGAAATGTTTCAGGGGGTTATACTCGGGTGTGACCTTCTTCCCCCTCATCACCGGGGCGGCCCGGCCCTCGATATACCGAGCCTTCTTTCCCGGGTCCCTGCTGAATGCGGCAATATGGGCGGCCCTGGCCTGGGGGTTTAAAAACTTGTTTTCGCGGTATTTAATACGATAGATTTCTTTGTGGATCTCAAACCCGGTCTCCGGATCAACTGCAAGGATATCCGGTCCGGCGGCTAATTCCTCGGTCCAGTGATCCTCATCCGCCGGGTTCTGGGTGATCTGCAATCTCATCAGGGTACCCTTCTGCCGGGCGGCCCTGGCAAGGGCCATCTCAAACACCTCGTATGGGAGACCCGCATTCGCCTTCTCAATAATAGGCGCGGGTTCTTCAAGCCAGATCACCGAGTACTGCGGGCCTTGTAATTTTGACAGGGAGGCCTCGTCATCGATACCGAAGCAGTCCATCTCCACCCTCGGGGTGGAATGGATGATCATCTTTTTGTCGTCGTCGTGAAATGAAACCCGGGACCCGAACATCTCCCTGATGTCGGGCGCCGTGGATATCTTGATATTCTGGTGGGTGTCCCTGACAAGTGCGCCTCTTATAGGCCGCCCGCATCTCGCAGCATGACGGACCAGGGCGATTGCCCCGGCGAATGTCTTACCCTCGCCCATTGGACCCATAAGCATGACCACCTCTGCAGCGGAATGCACAAAGGCGTCCTGGGTCTCGGAGAGTTCCACAAACCAGCCGTCAGCCATCCTTCTTGCTCCCGACGATATAGGGTTTGTATGTTGAATGGTCTTCCTTGTTGTCTTCCGGACGTTTGCCGCCCGTGCGATCCACGATATAGATCGGGCTCTTTCCCTCATCGTCTAATAATCCGGCCTGTCTCAACTTCAGATCGATGATCTTGATGGCCGTGTTCATAGCCTTGTCCCGCTGTAACTGGAGCCGGTCCTCCCGGGCCATATAGATCAGGCATTCCCGGATGATCTTTCTGACCAGGACATCGATATCCTCGTCTTTGCCCGTAAAATACGTGTCTGAAATTAGCATCCACCGCCACAACTGCACTTTCCCCATGATAGCGACTGCGGCATCGGCCATCCGGTCTACCCGGTCCTTACCCGCCTCCCTGGCCCACTCAAGGCACTGGCCCTCCATCTCTTCGAGGGCCTTCAGGTCCTCAGGCACCACCCTGTCCACATGGTCGCGGATGGTCTTAAACGCCTCATCCGTGGCCGCATTGCGGACCTTGCCCACATAACGGGCAATGGACGACTCGGACACCTTTGCATCCGGGTTTTCGATCTTGACCTGGGCCGCGATCCGCCGGGCAGAAAGCCCTTCGGTCACCAGCTCCTGAATCCGCCTGTCAAGCCCCATCTGCTCGATCTTGGTCCGTCTGTTGGCCATGTCGCCTACGGCTCCGGTTATTAGTTATCTGTTATTAGTTATTAGTTTTTGCCCTTCATTCATCATTCGATGTTCGATGTTCGATGTTCAATGTTCGATATTCGTCTTCTTAGAGTTCGTCTTTTTAAGCTGCTCATAAAAAAAGCGGCTGTACGGAGAAGCATGGCCCCATACAGCCGCTTTTAATATCGTTATCCGCCCCCGGGTGATCAACCCGGCACGGTATTATTCAATTAACATTTAAACTCAAAACTCAAAACTCAAAACTCAAAACTCAAAACTGTTTTTATTATAGCACGGGTTTTTGAAACGATAGGCCTACAGGTGGGCAAAAAACCGGCTGGAGGTATTCCCGGCCATTCTCGGGAATTATCGTGGAAGAAAAAAATGTAGATTTTTAAAAAAAAGACTTGACAAGGGTAAAAAAGAGGGAGTGATGCCTGCCCGCCATCGGCTTCGCCTTCAGGCGAGGCGGGCGGGATTGTCGATTATTGATTGATGATTGAAGGGCCAAGGGCGCCAAGTTGCGGGTTACGGATTGCGGGTTGGTGGATTAGCCTTGTTATACCCTGAGGACGGACGGGGGCATATGAGCGTAGACAATATTCCATGTTGGATGCAATGTGAATATACCTAAATTTCCAGCAAATCGAACTCGCAAATATTGTCCCCTTGACCCGACAATCCAACCTCTTGATGGCTCAACGTGTTCACATTTCTGAAATGTGATTTCCATTCCCCGCTTTGCTGGAACCCCATACGTATCTCTAATATATTTCATGCTCATCTTTTCACCTATAACGTGGAATTAAGCGGAGCAGTCTTTTTCGCTTCCGCTTGAATGAGTGGTTATGAGCTTACATACCTGCCGCCCAACAAAATCACTTGAAAAATATCGTATGTATTTTCCTTCTTTTTCAGCGTATTTTATTTCTTTGGACGTGCTTTCTCCGATATATCCATCCCAATCGACGACAAATATCTCATCGGCAAGATCGATTTTCCTTAAATGCAATTCGTCCATAGCTTCGGCGCAGCCTTCATGTTCTGCAAGATGATCTGAAGGACAATCTGGATACCATTGAGGCAATAAACTCAACCCCATTGTAATCGCCAACTCATTGCGCTCAATCAGCCATTCCGCAACTGCCATAATTTCAACAAATTTCGATGATCCGCACATGACTACTATCTTCGGTTTTTCCATTTCTTTCCTCATAACGTGGAAATGAGCAGACGGCGTGTTTTTAGCCGGTATGCTCGATTTCTTGGTTATCGTCAATGCGCCCATATATGACACTGTGACCCTTTCCAGATAAGGCAATTTGATCAATATCTGCATGACTATCAAAATAGTCTGCAACCCATTCAGGTGCGCCACTATCATTGTCTATTGGTTGTGGGCCTTGCGCATGAAACGTTCCTTTTATTTGTAATTCACCTATTGCATGGGCACCGAAAACTTTCCGGCCATTACTCCCTTTCATTGCAAAAGTGAAAGATCCTCCATCTACGAATGGCATAAAAGCCTCCTTTCTAAGACGATAACAAGTGATTATATAGATCCGCATAACTTCGGTTTTTGGAGGTTATGCGGAAAAGCAAGTTTCGTGCCAGCGATTTTCTCTGCGCCCTCACTCCAACCCCGGAATAATAATCGGCACATCCACGGACGGATAGTCCGGCCGCACCGTAAACGACTTTCCGGTATCCATATCAAGATAATACCGCCCACTACCCTGGCGCCGGCTGTTATACAGCTTCCCGGTGTCCATATTCCAGATATTCGCCCCGCCGGAGCCATCCTCGTGGACCTCGTAAGTTCGCATCTGCCCCGAATCATCCATAATCGTCACCCGGTACCCCCAGGCCGTCACCCAAACTCCCAAAACCAAAACCACCACCGCTAATCCCATTATTACCTTTTTCATACTGCACCTCCCGCGTTACGTTGAAAACCTGTCATTTCGTGATACTCTGCCATTAGAGTGTTCATGTTAGAATCAATATCAATGCAATAACCGATGGCCTCAAGGTTGAAATACATTTCCCCACAATGTTCACACATCCAGTGGGATGCCAATGGAATCTCGCCGTCCTCTCCCCAGATACTATACTCAACCTCATCTCGTGGTGGCCTCATTCGTGCAAATTCAATACACTCCGACCCGATGTCGATAAGCACCCCACAACTCCCGCAGCGTTTTCGCCTGGAGGTATCCAATTTTTGGAAATCATCAGGAGAAAACCAGCAAGGACCGTCTCCCTCCCATTCATTGCACGTACAGGATAACATAATATCTCACCCCTCCCCTGCGTCCTCTGCGCCTCTGTGTGAGACGTTTTTTAAAAATCTCTCACAGAGATCACAGAGTCACAGAGAAAAAACTAATCAATGTGCGCCGTTTACCCCTTCCTGTGCACCTCATACAATTCCAAGCTCGCCTTTATACTCTCCAGCTCTATGGAGATGGCCCATGCCAGGGCCTCAATACACGAATACAACCCGCCTGTCAGCCGCATATTGTCAATCAGCCGATCCCCGGGCTCCTCAAAGTCACCTCCGATCTGCAGCGCATGGAGTACCATCCCGAGACCGGTCAACCCCTGGGCCGCCCGGTCGATATGCCCCAAATACATATTAACAGCCGGAAAAGATTCAGGTTCCGTCATGATGCACCGCCTTCCCAGGCAACCGCATAATACCGCCCGGTCCGATTCAGACAGACCCCGTGTGCCACACGAATACAGGTGATACCCCCGTTCTCATCAGGTACCGACTGGGATGTAAAAACCATCCGTGCAGCGATTTCCCGCAAGGACCTGTAAAACGTATTGCGGCCCAGGGGCACACCCTGCGCATCTTTGCACCACCCCTGATACGCCTCATGAAGTTCCATGGGGCGACACGAGGCATCCGCGTGCATCAAACAGCAGCTTTCTAAGAAATCCCGAACCGTTTCATCCTTCATCCGGAGGACCCGGGATACAGGCCTGGCTCCGAAACTCGTAGCAGGTCCTTTCCCGGTCAGATAATCGCCGTCATAGCCGGGCCTGCCATATACCGCCGTCAACCCCCGCACCGCCGCATTCACCGAGGCCATTGTCTCGTTCAACTGGGATATCGCATCCACAGCCGCCTGATCCGCCTCCTCATCCGCACCCGGTATGGCATACTGCCCCGTTTTGCGGAGGGAGGGAAGCACATCATGGGTCACCCACCGCCGAAAAGGTTTAGCCGCCTCCTTGTTCGATCGGACAATCAGGGTGTAAAGACCGGATTCGGAAATGGTCGCCATGTCCTGTGCGCCTCCAAGGGTATCAATATTTTTGATACCCTTTTCATCATCATCCAGCTTTTCAAGTGCCATACTTACATTTTCAAGCTCCAAAATAACACAAACATCCTTTCCAACAAACCAGGGCTCCCCACTTTCATCTCGGATCACCCGCACATCCTGCTCCTCATACTCAAATGGAATTACATTAGTCATGATTCATTCTCCTTCCTTTAGAAGTTTGACGTTTAGGGCACAAAAAAAAGCGCCCGAGTGCTGTCATGGCTCTAAAGGAGACCACCCTCGGCGTGTTGCCACGCTTCGGACACTCGGGCGCAAAGAATAAGCCCTAATAAAAACACCCCCTTCCGCGTCACAAAAATGGCGCGGCAAGGCCGGGGACAGCCTCTTTAGAGTTATGACAGTTATTTCCATAACAAATCCTTTATCCCTTGTCAAGATGTTTTTTTTATTTTTTATTTGACATTGAAGCACTTTATCTGCTACATTGCAGCATCTGCAATAATACAGGAGGATCATAAATGGTGAATATCTCTCGTAAGATGAAAGAATGGTATCGCGGAACACCCATCCCATACAGCATCGATAACCTCACGGACCTCCAGAGAGACAAGTTCGGTGAGCCACAAACACCGCTTCTTCCCGACAGATTCAATCCGCCGGTTATCGCTAAAGTTTTCAATGGCATAGGACGCTTCTGCCGCCGCTACTGGAAATGGATTATTGGAATACTTTTTCCAGCAACTCTGGCCATGATAGGCCTGCATCTCGCATCTTTAGTATCAACTTTATCCATGTAACGGCGGCAAAAGTCATCCCCACGATAAAGGCATACTTCCAACTGTTCACAAACTTATCGATTTCATTCATGATTATTTCCTTTCATATCCTTCATTTTCTCACCCACCAATAGGTCTATCTCCATCGATACCGCATAAATCGCCCTAACCAGGTCCTTATCCCCGCCCTCCTTAACCCGCTCCTCAGCCATCCACACAATCGTATCCGCCATCGTCTACCCCATTTCCATTCGATGTTGGATGTTCATCTTTCCCTCATTCCGGCACCTCATCCCAGACCTTCCCATCCAACGCGGGCATTTTAACCAACTTCCCGTCAACATCCATCTGCTTCAGGAAGAACGGGACCCGGTGCCCATACGCCTTACACTGCTCCCTTATAAATCGAAACCACTCCCAATCCGTTCGCCTTCGCTTCGGGCCGCTCTCACACCCCGCTATCACCCAGTCCAATACCGGCGCATCAATCGTGTGAGCGTTGCATGCGTCCCACTCTTCCTTATACCCGCCGAGATAAGACTCCAGATTCACCGGTCCCAGTAACGGCTCAAGAGACACAAACCGCCGCGCAGCCGGTATCTGCAGTAGTACGGGTATCCGTCGATCTGCCTCCTCCTGATTTTCGGCAGTAACCCCAACCCAGACGTTTTTCCTTTCATGCCCTTCAGGGTAGCGCGTACCGAGGAAGTCCAACGCCCTCTCCGGCCGCTTCGTCAAAACCAGATATGTGTGGCCGGGTCTGTCGTTTGCCGGTTGGATATTCCCCTCGGCGTCATAGAATTCACCCATAGCCTGCCACACATTAAGTATCCACGCTTCATCCACCTCGGGGTGAAAAAGATCCCCCATAGAGCAGACAAACACCCGCCGCGGCTTCTTCCACTTCAACGGTTGGTTTATCCGATCGGGATGGAAAGTCACCTTGAAAGGATCGTCCGCCGGGTACCCGAACCGCCCCTTCAACCGCTGCGCCATCCGCCGGGCATAACAGTTCCGGCACCCCTCCGACACCGGAGAACACCCGGTAACCGGATTCCAAACCTCATCCGCCCACTCAATCTTAGTACTCACTGTGTTTCTCCTTCGCCCAGATCAGCCGCTCGTCCGCTGGAACGGCTTGTTATATTTTGCTGCTTATCTCTGATAAAATTTCTCGGATGTCGAGTAATATTTGTACTGTTAAATTACTTGAGTGAACACCGCCATCTTGATACGAAGCGTGTAAATCTCGCAATATATCTTTTCTATCACGCATTTTATTAGAACTTTTTGTATTATATTTTTCGCGCATTACAGTTAATGGGTTTTTGGGTCGTTTTGTATAACAGTGCGACATATCACTTCCAGCACCATCTTCTCCATCATTTTCTAAATTATATCCGTGCTTAGTCTTAGAAGATCCGCCTCTGGCTGGGTCTCTGTCACAACCCCTGCTTGTTCTATGTTCTCTTGTCATTTTGCTCTCCTTTCTTTTAAAATCTAACGTGCAGGTCAGCCGTGGAACGAAGTGGAATCGGCTGAATCAGCCTCGTTATACACATCATTTAAGATAAAATCGGCTTTCGCGTACAGCTTCCGAACCCTTAGCAGTTGACGCCTGAACGCTGAAACCGGTTTTTTGTAGCTCCGGTCAATTTTTTCCTCAAAAGCCAATATTTTTTTATTTAGCTTTCCCATGTCCTGGATTATTTTATGATAATCTCCAAGCCAATCCAAATATTCGTAGGTGCTGGATTGACCATTTATTTGGATTTTACATCCTCTGCACATAGTAGTCCCCAGCGTATAACGTTGAGTTAAGAGGTGCGGCGGTCCTTTGCCGCAACCTTCTTAAACGATTTGTTATCTTTGTTGTAATCCTAATGCCTCAATTTCATTAATCGTAAGCTTTGGGTAAACTGTAACGTTCCCGCAATTGGTTTTTGTTAAATCCACATCGATCATTCTGTTTTGACTTTCGCAAATAGTCAAACCTTTCCATCCAGGGGGGGGTGGGAAACACTTTTCAAGCCTCATCGCCCTGGATCTTCGACTGCAAAGGCGCCATTCTTCGTAGGAACCGTCAACTTTTATTAGACATTCAATAATTGTAATGCTTTTTGAGGTGTCAAACATGAATTTCTTCCTCGCATAACGGTTTAATCAGCGGCCGCGTTTAGCGGTCGGCTGAAGCGGCTGGTTAGCTGAACTTTTCGCAATGCTGAGCGGTTAAACACAATAATAGTTGTTCATTGTTCAGTGTTGAGAGTAGCTTTTTAATATCTCGCAACCGGTAATCTGTTAGCCATTTCTCTCGTTCTTGCCAATTTAGATGCTCTATCGGCATGAGGTATGCTTCTAATGCTGTGCCTCGTGTTCCCACCTGTATTTCATTAAGGCCAGCCGTAAAACTCTCATAAACAACGTCTTCGATTAACTTTCTCATGTAACACTCCTTTTCTAAGATGATAACAAGTGATTATATAGATCCGCATAACTCCACAAAACCGGAGTTATGCGGACAATTTAAACTTCCACCCCCATATCCCGATACACCCGCACCCGGCCCCGGTAACTCCCCTGCAGGTGAGTCGGTCGATCCCGATAATCAAAAATCTTCGGGGGATCATCCCCGGGTTTTGACCATAACAACTTACCGACGGCCTGGCATAGATTCTCGGGATGCCGTAGGGGGGAGGCCACAAACAGGTGGGTGATCCGGTCCACATTCAACAGATTAAAACTCTTGGCGGTGACACAGATAATCTGAGTTTTTCCTTTATTAAACATCTCAAAAACAACCGGCAATTGATCTTTTTTAGTCTTTCCGGATATTAAGATACAGTCGCGGTAATTAGCTTTAAAGGTTTTTTGCAGGGCCTCTAAGTGAACTAATCGCTCTACCAGGACCACGGTCCGGGCGCCTCCTTTTATCGCGGTCTCGGCCAGCACGTCGGTGACAATCCGCTCGTTTCGCTCCGGATCCACGGCCAGGGCGCCCACCATTTTTTTGTAATCTTCACTGAAGTTGTAATCAAACCCGGTGTCCTGGCCGTGGAAAACCGGTCGGATCGCGGTCGATTCCCGGTAAACCCTATCTATGTCGATTTCGGCCAGATGCGGCCCTATATAGGCATGTATAAGGTTAGTTAGACCGTCATCCCGCTTCCGTCTGATCGCCAGACCCAGCATATATGCCGAGGGGATATACCGGACAAATTTAAAAAAAACATTCAGCCCGACCCGGTCGCACTGATCCACTATTAAAAACCCGACCGACTCGGCCACATCGTCGATCATCTTATGAAGTGCGCGGCTGATGGCTATAGTAAAAGGCCTCCCTTGATCCTGCCTACCATCTCCGATCAATCCTATATCCGTCCGGGAAAGCCCCAGAAATCGACCGGCCGCTTCCTGCCATTGATACGCCTGCGATTTAGTCTGCACAATCACCATCACAGGTACCTGTCGCTTTGCCGCCAAATATAACGCAGCTACTTTTTTCCCCGACCCTATTGAACCACAGATAGTTCCAAATCTTCTACTATTCACAACCGCAACCACTTCACCCTGATACGGATACAAATCCCCTTTAAACTCAAAGTAAACCGTGCCTGATCGCTTAGTGTAATCATCGTATTCGCCTTTGCGCCTATGGGCCTGGAGGATACGTATGAGGCGGCTGGCAAACCCCCGGGTTGTAAACAGGTGGCCGTCCCCCTCCCAATAACAGGTCAACTCCCTCGTGATCTCAGGCGTAAGGGTCCCTGCTCGCTTAGCCCGGATCCAGAGCGGATTTTTAAACGTCAATTCCCGCGCCACTTCATCAATCACACCTTCAGGCAGATCCTCGAGGGCCACCCGCAGTTCCCGCTCCACCCGAATCTTAACAGACCCCCCGGTTTGGATAACGTCTTGCCCTGTTGTTACACTATCCCCCTCCACTGTTACACCAACAGCCTCTTCCGGCAAAACCTCCACCTTCGCCTCATCCTCATCTAAGGCACTGTATTTCTTTAACATTTCATCTAATTCCATAATGATAATCCTACTGCTGCTGTCACACCCGTTTTCAGACAATGTGACACTAAAAAACCATTTAACTCATTAATATTCTTATATTTCTATCGTTTTCCATGCCCCACTGTCACGTCACATTCGCTTTTTACAAGATACTTATACTTAGCTATAATTTTATTTACATTTTTTCTTTTTCCCCAAAATTCCATTTTTTAAAAAAAAATTTCATATAGTATCTCTTCCCCTAATATGGTGGTACAGTGTGACACCGTACCCTATATATATAATATAACTTATTATTATTATTATTATTATTATTAAGGGGAGGTGGTACAACTGTGTCACAAACCCCGTCACAAACCGTCACACTGTCACACTTTCCCGTAGCCCTATTTCCAAGATCCCGATCTATTAAAGCTATAATATTTAAAATCGATATCAACACCTTATGGGGAAAAGTAGACTTAAACCTTTCAAAAATCCCACGGCCTCCATAATAGTACCGGGGGCTGGGACTCCGATCCCCCGGTTTCGCGTTTTCCGTTTTTTCCCCACCCACACGCACGCACTCGCGATCAACACACAACACACAACGCCGACCCAGATCCGCCACCCCCAGGCCCCGCAGCAGCCCGCAAAAACCCGCTATCTTTTCGCCGCCTGACGGTAAAACAATATCAGTCAAAATCCAATCAAAAACAAAAAAGCACATAGAAAGCCTATAACTATCTGATTCACTTAAACAATGTCCTATATCCCAATCCCCCAACTTTTCCGAATTAGTTGGGGAGTTATCAACTGGGAGCAGGCCCCACTCCACGCCCTCCAGGAGCCCTTAGTGTGGCCAACCTGCCGACCATCGAACCCGGAAGACCCACCATCGTCACCCCCGTTTATCACCCTAAATCACCCCAAAAACCGGAAAACGCCTCAAAAAAACCCGATCGCCCCCACCCGTTCCATCTTTTTAACCCACTTCCCCTTCACCAACACCCTACACGCCTCACTTGTTAAATATGCCGTAGATAACCCCAGACCTATTTCTTTTTAATTGGTGGCTATTTTTTGTGATCTCTCCCTGATGTTTTCAAAACCCTTTTCAATAAAGAGGGCTACGGGAAAACAAAAAAAATTACAACCCAATTATGCCCCATGGGACCAACACCCCCCGGAGAGGTGAGCCGCCCAGTCGCAACTGTTTAGCCTTGGCCCCGGCAATCCTCAATAGCATATCTCTAATGTTGAGCCCTTGCCATTGGGTCCGCGCCAACAACGCCTTTACGACTGTATCAGGGTGTAGGAATAGGCCTTTGTCGCCGTCTTTAACGGCCTTCACACCGTTTGCTTCCAGGACTTTCTTCGACTCCTCGGTCATCTGCTCCTTACTTACGAGCTGGGACACAGTCCGAGTTACGTAGAGCGTTTTGGATGATTCGTAGCCATCTGACCTCAACTCACCGTCCACCTCCTCCGGTAACCGCACCTGGGCCATCATAATATCCTCTACCAACTTCGCCTCATCCTCCAGCGTCCCACCTTCGAACCGCTCCCGCCATTCCGTTAAGTAGTCAGCCAACAGCCTCGTTATTTGCTCCCCTGGTTGATCAAACGATACTGCAGCCATGCTGAACGCGACAGATAAGGACTCCACAAACCTTGGATCATTATCCCCGATCTTACCTATATTAGCCACCAGCCCCCTTGCCTGAAACGAGGCCCAGAGGACATATACAACAATCCTGATCCGGATCTTTTCAGCCTCCGAACTACTCGGAAACTTCGGTTGACAAGTAGATAATTTTTTCGTTTCGATGGCCAGGTATCTACTGTTTTCCGCAGCGCGATACAATCCACGTTCAACACTGCCCAAAAACACCATATGTTTCAATGTGGCCGCCACTGCTTTCTGCCCGGAAGACCCCTTTCGGGTAATGCCCCCACGGCCGGCAGATCTTATGAAGTAGATAATTTTATCTCTATGTTCGCTTTTCTCTATTTCGTCGATTGCCACCAGGACCGAGTCACATCCGATACTCTGTCGCAGGCCCGGCTCAGTCAATGTCTGCCCCTCACACGGCAGAGCCAGCCGTCCGCCCAATATAGTCATGAGTTCTTTCATGATTGATTTCCCGCTGCCTGACGTGCCGGTCAACCACAGGTGCGGCCGCCACGCCCATATAGACTGCACCCATTGGGCCAGATACCAGCCCACCAGCAGCCACACATCCAGCTTACCCGAGAGTCCCCACTGGAAAAATATATTCAATAGTTCTTCCAGGATACTGTTCGCCGCGGCCCTGTCCATTTTTTTTAATAACTTTAGCACCTCCGGCATACTTACCCAATCATACCCTTGGCGCCAGTCTATCAGGCGCCCTTCGATCACAGGGTGTTCCCACTCCACCAGGTCTTTACCATCCCATAGCCATGCTTTACCGCCCACAACCAGCAAGATCCGATCGCCCAGGTTATGTAATCCCTGGCCTAAATATTCCGGATCCCATAACTGCCGCTTCCCGGCCTGCACGATAAGTCTTTTCTTGACGCCGGAAAACAACACCTGGCCGCCACTCATTGTCTGGGATGATCGCGCCACCTTAGCCGCTACCTCAATCCCCCCGATTTGCGTCAGTTTATCTAAATTCAGATCTTTCAACGCCACCGCATACAACCGCTCATTAACCCGCGACCAGAACAGCAGCCGTTCGTCTTTCAGCTCGCCCAGGACCTCGAAACTCTTAAATTGATACGCCTCGGGCGGTGTGCGTGACATAGGCACCGAGCCCGCCTTTGTACCCCTATTTGGATCAGGTTCAGGAATCGGTTTAGTGATCTTTTCCGCCTCATCCTTCAACCGCGCCAGTTCCGCCTTCGGATCCTTAGCCGCCCGCAATATATCGTCAATGTCCACCTTAGTGCCGGGCTGATCAGGCTCGATCCGGATTACCCGCACATCACCGCCCCCGGCCAATAACGTATTTGCGTACTGCCGCGTATATCGCGCCCCGGCACCCTCAGCCGACTTAGGTGGCGCAGGGTCATTATCGAATGCCAGGTACCATATCCGGCCTTTGGCAATAGCCTTCAGCCGCTCCAGGATCGCAGGCTCGTTGTATGACGCAATTGTGGCTATGGCGTGTTCATATCGTCCCAGGTCCATCACCGTGATCCGGTCGTTTTCTCCTTCCGTTATAATCACCGGCTCGTCCTGCTCTAATGCGTCCTGGCCATAACAGAGCCATCCCTCCGGGGCGCACTCCTTTTTTAACTGCCACTTTTTTTTCTTTTCAGGATCCTTTAACGAAAAAAACAGGATGTTGTCACCGCTGAAATGGGGATATACTGTAATTCCCGCATTCACCACAGACCTGAACCCTGTGTTTTTTTGCTCTCTCACCAGGCCGACAGCTATCAATTCCGCGACGGTCACATCCTGCCCCCTGCAATGTCCAATCAGGCCGCCGCCGCCCAGGCCTATCTTAAAGCGCTCCACGATCTCCCTGCTATGCTGCCGCACGTCCGTCTGGTACGCCAGCGCCGTCCTCGACGCCATTATTCGACCGTGGTAGTACTCCGCCGCGATCCGCCGGACCTCCAGTGCCCGGTCCGGATCTATCTCCGGCTTTGTCCCCGCATCAGGCGGCTCAACCTCCCCCTTTTCTTTCTCTTTCGGCCGCTTAGCCGTGCCGCCGCCGGTCTCATTATCGAGGACGGGGATCCCCCGCTTGCCTGCTATGGATTTCGCCGCCTCCAGCGGGCGCTCCATGTTGCGGTATTGCTGCTCAAACTCAATCACATCTCCCTTGGCCGAGCAGCTGAAGCATTTAAAAAACTGATCCTTTTCGTTAATCGTAAAGCAGTCGCTGTGACCGCAAAAAGGACAGGGGCTGACTCTATACGACCCGCTTCCGGCCCGCTTCGCGTCAACCCCTGTCTCTGAACTAATATATGTTACGATGTTCACCAGGTCTTTTACCCGGTCGAATAATCCAGCCATCTCGCCCCGCCTCAGTATCCGCTATATTTCGTTTTCATATACATTCTTGATCTCTTCCGGCTGGATACACAGATACTCCAATGTCTGCGCTTGCGATGAATGATTAAAGCAGACCATGAGCCTGGGCAGGTCCACGCCAAACGTAACCCTCTGATGATACCCCCAGGTCTTCCGCAGTGTATGGCTCCCATAATTACCCTTCAGGTTAATCTCTCTGCACCAGGCCTTAACCATGTTATTCACGGTACTCACAGTCAAAGGCCCCCGCTGCCCGACAAACAGGTGGCCCTCGTCCTCGCCCGCATGCCCCTCCAGAAGACCGTTGATCGCCATCACGGCCGCACCGTTAAGATTAAACCGTCTCTTTTTACGGGTCTTCTTTTCTTTGATCTCAATTTCGTCATTGGGAGACAAGTGTCGCACTTGCCCCACTCGCAGGCTCAGTATATCCGATGCCCGCAGGTTGGTATTGACGCCCACTGTAAAGATCGCCAGGTCTCGCGGTCGATCTGCCAACATTTTTTTAATCAGACGCACATCTTTTAAATTTTTAATCGGATCCACCTTAATCGAATCACCTTTTTTCGGGTGATTACCATTGCCACCTTTTGCCATGTTCCGCCACCCCCTTTTCTTCTCTATTTTACCGATTTCACATAATGAGCACATCTTTTCCGGTTTCTTTTTTTACAATTCGGACACGCCCCGACCGGTACCCATTGCCCCCTGGCCTCACAAAACACATATCCGCTCATCCCCACCCCTCCTTATCTTCCGTTCACCTCCGTTACGGGGATTGAATAGATCCGGATCCAGTCCCGAAACACATCATCCACCTGCGTCTGGAACGCCGGGTCCACATCCCGCTTGCCATCCTCTACCAGCCGCCCCTCCACCGGCCGCATCCAATACACGATATCATACCCCTCCATCCACCCCAAGGCCGCCGGCAGATAATCGTCAACCACTTCCTCTAACCCCGCCACATCGGCATACACCAGAGAATCCAGCACCGTCCGGTCACAAATGATATTATCCCCGGTAGCCGACGCCAGTAATTCCATCAGCATCTGTTTCAGCCAGATCCACCTCTGCGCCTCCTCGCTCGTATCCCGGTTAATGGGCCACGGACACTCCCGCGCAATACCGCTGATCAGCATCATACTGCCATCTCTACATTCATCCTTCGTCCGTTTAGCCATCTCCCTCGCAAACGTGCTCTTACCCGTCCCGTGCGTCCCCATAATGCCAAATTTCATATCTACTTATCTCCCTCTATATTGTTATGTGTACTTGGTCGTCTTCAATCACACATCGAGCGTATTGAAACTTCTTGATTGACATAGGGTGGCCATGGGGGCTTATTAATGCTATCCCTGAAATCTCAACCTGAGAATCCCGGGAGAATTCATACGCGGGCAGGTCTTGAAATAGCTCATCATATTTCATAAAGGTAATTCGTTCCCGTTCTTGCGTTTTCGATATCTCTTTTTCTTCTCGGATGATTTTTATGGCCGTTTTTTTTAGCACAAAAGGCCACGCCCACCTACAAAACCTGGATAATGCGTCGCGATGAATGACTATGACAATAAATATAATTATCGTTGAACCCATACCCCAAACGCATAAAACTTCCGGAAAATTAAACATGCGTGCTATGACCGAGGTCAGCATAAAGACCAGCGCTAATGTCAAAATCCTCATTGCCCTATGCAACCTCTTCAGCGCTTTCATTAAGTCGTCCACATCCACCCCTCCGTATCTTCCGGGCCAGCCATTCCGGGACCACCACGGCGCCCGGCAGATAGCCCAGTTCATCCTTTGGCAGCCACGCCAGCTTCTTGCCGCCCCGCAGTATCACATGGATCCCTTTATCCGTGATCTCCTCGATCCCGTCGATCTCCACCATAATACTGGGTCGCCGGTCCATCTCATCTCCGCCCTACTCATCAAAATTGAGCTCCACCAACCCCGCCTCCGCCAGATCCTCATTCTCCGCCCCGCACACAACATCCTCTACATCCCTTACCTGCCGGTCATGCCCATGGTAATAAAAATCTTCCGGGTCCCCGTCCATATAGCCGCCGCATTCGTGGACCACGTACCCCATTACCCTATCTCCTTACGAGTAAATTTTCCCTGTGGTAGGATGCACCAAAACCACATCTTTATCATCCTCAGCCCGATACCTAACCGTCCGCCGCCGCCGCTTGACCACCTTCGGAGGATCGAACGGCACTTCGAGCAGTCCCTCCAACCACCGGTCCAGCACCCTCACATTATACAGCCGCAGCCGCCTGTTCCCACCATGGGGTAGATCCGAGGACCGATCTTCGAAACTGGTTCGGCTGATCCCGCAGTATGCCGCGGCCTCCGCGATCCGCAACCACGGAGATTTGATGATTTTTGCACCCTCATCGAAAACAACCTCACGCATACCGTCGCTCCAGCAACCGGGCAACCGCCCGGCCATCCTTCTGCCGGAGGTGGCTCGAATGCCCCGTGTTCGGCCGCAGCCCGGCAAACACCGCCGCTTTCCGGGCCCCCCTCGCCTGTTTACTCTTCTGCACCTTGCCCATCTGCGCCTCCTGGGAAAAAATCACGGTTTGCAGACATAATCACAAACGGGTTACCATCCAATATCTCCGGATGGTATAGTGCCGTATAAGCAGCTTTGAAGGCTGCCGTGATCTCCTCGGACGTTGGATTCTTTTTCTGCCGCAGTCTGTCAAACGCCTTAACCGCCGCGACGATCTCATGCTCCCACAGTAGGATAACTTTCAGACTTGCACTGGCCGTTGGCATACACCTTCCTCCCATTAATTAAACGAAACCCACAAGTAATACATCGGTGGAATAAACACCCACGTTCCCGAATTCATCGCCTCTTCTCCACCGCCTTCAGACACGCAACCGTAAACACCTTACACCGCTGTCCATCCCTCTCGAACCACAGCGTCCCGTCCGGGTCCGACTCTGCGAACCTGATCCCATGATACTCCAATGCGGCCTTAACGCGGTCGCTGGCAACGTACCCGGCGGGCTGGACATACTCATAGGCCCTTACTATTGCCATCATGTGCCACCAATACCCAAGCGCC